GCCCGTTTAGTCTTAATAGATATATTTAAAGTCCCTCTAGTTCCTGTTAAGACTTCAAATTAGGGCGAACAAAATAAAATAATAACTTTGCTTGTTCGCAAAAACAAAGTTAATTCAGAAAATTTAATAAAATGAATTATAAACGTATTTTCAAAACGTGTATTATAAATAAAAGGACAAAATAATAAAAAAATCAAAAATTAAGTCTTAATATATAAAAGAATAGGATTTGTTGGAATAGAACTCATTTGAGCTGTCCCAGACGGAGAATAATCAGTACCAACAAAAGAAAAATTGGGTTGTGGAGCTCCTCCTCCTACAATGGCTGCCGGTCTCATAACCGGTGGTGAATGCACTTGATAGCCGTTTCTAGCAACATCATCAGTAGATAAATAAATAGACACTTGTATTCCAGAAAAGTCGATCTCTTCTTTCAAACTATACTGCTGCGGTACATGCAATGCAATGTATCCCATATTAGTAGTTGGAGTATTATTTAATACTACCAACCCAGCTCCTACTTTACTTACGTAATCGCCAACAAATCTATACGGTGAACAATTGGGTATTTCCATTTCCAATTCGCAGTAACTAGCTGCAAAATGAGCATCACCAGCATATAAAGCATCTGCAGCTAACGAGTTAACAGCTAAATTAGGCACTTCTTGAGTGACACTTTGGATTGAGTATTCTTGACCTCCAGTAAGATAAGGAACAGGTGAAAACAATTGGTGAACTGCTAAAATTTGATCACTTGATATTGGAATAGGAGTATTACTCATCCAGAGTTGTCCACCTGTGGTTTGTGCTTGATTGGGTGACTGCACCATAAAACCTGGCGGTATATACCATGCAGTAGCCTTAGAAGCCCCGGAAATTACCATTTTAATTCTAGCTCCTCCTGAGTATCCATGAAACATATTTTGCAGAATTCTTAAAGTACTGGCGTCACAACTTCTAGTACCTTGAGTTAGAGTGTTAGGCATAGATCGCAAACCCAACATTTTAGCTAAATCAAATAACAAAATTCCACTCTCATTAAACAATTGATCTGGTTGTAATTTAATCTTCTCGACTAAATACATTCTACGCATTAAATCTCGAATCGACACTATAGGCCTCATTATACTGGTGTCATATGGAATGACTTGAGGCGCTTCTGAGAAAGTAACCTCTTTCTGTAACCCTACAGGTTCTGGAACTTTAGCATCCATAACAGAGCTGTCACCTTGTGCTACCAAAATAGCGTCAGCACTCTCATCGGATAAACTAACTTCTTCTGTTAATTCATCCGCTGGAGGTTCAGCTGTGTCAAATGGCACAATCAATCTTAAAGGATTTTGAGCATAACCGTAAAACGAAAAATCATCTCCTGCTGAAATATAAACATTAAATTTAACTGAGCTTACTACAGTACCGTTTACTACTAGAGGTTGGGCTAAATAAATATAATACATACCAAGTTGACTAGCGATAAGATCCCAATGCAATGTATTAGGTTGCACTTCTAAAGGCGATATATAAGGTAGTTCTATAGTTTGTACTTGACCTCCGGCTGAGAATTCCAGTGTGTCAGTTAACAAATTTGGAACAGATCCAAAAGTAGGATACTGAGTTAATCCCAATTTTCGTACGGAATAATCTTTAGCTACAAGCAACTTACAATAGTGGAAATTGGACATAACAGATTGAATGTGAATTTTAATACTACCTCTCCAATAACGTGTCAAAGCATACATAGTTTGGAATAAATTATCCCACGAAGTGGTTTGAACATCTACTCCTTCAGTATTAGTATATCTAACAATATTATTCTGACTTACAGGGGATATAGGATGAGCCCAACACAACGTTCCCGTGGTGTCAGCTGCATTCACATTAAAAGTGCCTATTAATTGGGGTTTTGTAATTATTTCTCGCATCAGCATCTCATCTCTCTCAGTGTCAAAAATATAATCATCACATATTCTATCATACTCTCCATAAGGATCCATCTTTTCAAACTGTTTTGGCATATCCACTAAATTTGCATGTTGTCTCGATACGACATGTTGTTTACTCACTAAATTTGGTTCGTTATGAGCATCCAAGCCTGTATAAGCCCTAACCATACCTCTACCTCGATCCAGAATATCCTTTGTTAAAGAACCTGCCGTAGAAAAAGCTGTATCTATAACTCCCGTACCTAACCTTTTAAAATCATCTAACAAGCCCTGTGCCAACAACGTTGGTGCGGGTTGAAAGGTGACATCCACGTGAGGACCATAAAATTCCATTTCTGTAAATTCTGCATGAATAGAAAAACTAAGAGATGTTGAGGCTCCGCTAGGACCCTCTAAGGGATTTAACACTGCAGCAACTATTTGAGCATAATTACCAAATGAATAATTAGGTTGAATTGTTGAATTATCTAAGTCAGTTTTACCCAACTTAGTATTAAAATAAAAAGGAACTTCTAAACTAACTGCTGTAGACTCATTAGCAAATCCAAACACATGAGGACCTGCCATTAAACTATTATAACGATTGGACAAAATAACTCCTGAAGGCTGAACAAATCCAGCTGGTTGAGCAGCAAAAATCACTGCTCCTTGGTGCATAGGCGTTCCTGCTATTTGGAAAATCAACCTAACTTTACCTCTATACAAAGTAGAGGACTGAAATGGAATTTTAGACAAAGCATTCAAAAATATAGAATCAGGGACGCTAAATCCATTTGCAAAAACACCACCAGATGCTGTGATTAAATCTAACCCTTTAAGAGTTGTAGTTGCCCACGGAATTGTTGCTATATAATATGGTTTGTTTAAAATTCTACTAAAATCCATTTTTAACGCTTGAGGAACGCAAGCTAATTTTGGAAATTTAGTATACATTTTATCTGGTTCAATTATAGAACGCGTTTTAATTGTAGAGAAATGTTTATTGACCGTCTCTGACATACCGGTATCTAAATTATTATTATTTAAATTGTTTGTTGTAGCATTATTTTAAAGATAAGATCGCGTACTACAATAAGCGACAATAACTTATCTTTCACATTTATAAATATTTTGATTACAGTCGCCGCTTCGAAGTGTGAATTCTTCATAGCGTTATAACGCTTATAAGTAATCAAAACAAAATTAAAAATATTGTTCCCCTCCAAAAGATAAAGGAACTGAGTAATTATCATCTGAATATACAGACAACAAATACTCCTTACTCAATTTACTATAAGGAACTTTATAACTATCTAATCTTGAGTAAAAATCAGATAGTAAAACATCCCTTTCAGGGTGCAAATAAAATTCTCTCTGTGCTGCGTTAATTTTATCTCTTATTACCATCGATTGATCTTTATTGCAATCATAATAAGATAAAGTATTCATTATCACTCTCAATTCTAACGGACACACTATTTTCTTTAACAAATTGTGATACCTAAAGGATCTCTTCAGAAATGTCACATCTTTTATATCTTGAAATGGGGTCTCAATATCTTTTTTTAATGAATCAGTAAATCCCATATTAACACTTTCAAAAAACTCTTTCATCGTGATAGCATTTAGTGAATCACAATGTCTACGCACAACATTTAATTTATCATCTCCATAAACAAAATCATCAACTGAATCCCAAAAATCATACACGGAAGGTTTCTTTACATTTCTAAAATACCAAATAGCAGTATACAATTTATTAACTAAACTATTCATTATCGCGGTTAAATACGAACCAGACGGCATAGAATGTGTTGTTAAAACAGTATCTCTTCCAACGACAACCAAAGAATTAGTCAATGTACTAACCAAGGCTGTTACTAAATTAACATTTTCTGTTTTACAATTACATATTAATTTTTCTGCTACAAGCTGTTGAATTTCAGCATTCATACTACCATCCCAATTCTTGATATCACCTGCAAAGACTCTTCCTGATCTTAAAGACTCGTACATGTCACCCCATTCTTTAATTGGGTTACATCCCACCATAATTTTATTAAAATTCCGAGTACTCATTATATGTTCAACGAACTTCCCAAAATATTTCTTCATCAAAAATTGTTGAGTCAAAGACCCAATTCTAAAACTTCTAGGAACTCCTTCTTTTTCTTCATTACGCAATTCATCCTTTAAGCACTCTACCCAAACTAAATGTTTCCAATCTACTTCTCCTTGAATAGCTTTGTTATGAACATCCAATAATATATCTCTAAACAATTCTGTACATTCTCCTTTTTCAAAGTCTATATACAAACTTTTATCTTTTTCTAAAGAAAACCCATTGGATGAATCTTTATTTAAACCCGCTAACAATTCAGTACCTTTTATAACTTCAAAATCGCTTAAAGGATGAAATTCCGATAACATGGAGTCCAAAACCTTATTACAAAATTGCAACTCTTCGAAACCTAAAGATTTACAAGGAGTAAACGACTTTTTACTTACTTCTTTTAAGGTATCTCTTCCATACTTATTCAAATTAGCTGGATACCTATCAACCGGATATATATTATATAACGAAGAAGGAACTATATTAGAAGAAACAGGCGAATACGATTGTAATCCTGTATCATAAAATTTTAACACACTGGTGTCTTCTTTTTCAACCTCAGAAAACTTAAAATTCAAACTAATTAAGGGTTTATCCTTTTCCATTAAACAACGTATATCTTGCAATACAGTTTTAGGAAGAATACTAGCAATACCAAAATTTTGCGTTATTTCTCCTGCCACATGCATTCCTAAAAAGCCTCTAGTAGTAGAAAAGACTATAGCTCCACACAAACCAAACCTCTGATAATCATATTTCAAGTATTCTGGTTGCGTAAACCGATCTAAAACTTTTCCTCCAAAATTAAAACTATATTTAACTATCTTACCATATTCACTTGTTGAATTCAACTTTCTGAATCCTTCTCCTGAAACTAAATATATAACCTCCTTGCCAACAGAAGACTTATCTACCCAATTACTTAAATTTTTAAAAGGATTAGGGAAACTATCGGGGAGGGAAAATACGGATAAATCAAATTCATCTCTTCTATACACTAATTTTAAATTTGTATATTCTAACCAAACTGCATTTTTGGCCTTATTGCGAAACACTTTTATTTTAATTGAATCTCCCGGGGTCAAATGGGACGGTAATACCACCAATTTTCCAGAAACAAAACAATTACATCCTACTTCAACATCTTCAAATTTTAAATTACACTCAAACACACTATTTAAGATCATAGATATGGAAGTGTGCTCTTCGCTAGCATCACTACTAAAATCTCCCTGACACTCTAGTGCATCTTTTTCTCCCTTATTGTAGTAAGATACAACTGCTAAAATGATGAATATGGATACAAAAGAAATAATCCATCCTAAATATTCATAACACGCAGTTAAACCTTTATTATAAAGTTCTTTAAAATCAAAATTTTTTAATTCCTCTAGCAATGCATCTATCTCACTCTGGAAACAGTGAGTTACCAATCTTCCTAAAGCTACACTCATCCAAATACTACTGCTAGAAGTAAAAACAGAAGCACACGACTGTAAAACATTAAAACCTTGCGCCACCGGATTAGGCAGCGCATCTGTATATTCGTCATCCGACAACAAATCAGAGATTAAATCTTCGGCGGGTTTTGGTTTGGAAATGTTTTCTTTAGCAATAGATGTTTTCATATAATTCATAAAGTTGTTGGATTTTTCCCACAAACTCAAATTAGCTTTAAAGGGAGACTCCTCTATTTCTTCACTCTGCTCTTTAAAAAATATGTTTCTAACTAGGTTATCTACCTTCTCTTTACTACGTGCAACTTCTTGCTCTGATATTTTATTACTTGCTTGCATTCTGCGCTTCTTAATTTCAAAGGCTTTTATAATTCCCGCCATCCAATTACGCATATCCGCCAAATCTTCTGTATAATCTCGAACTGTAAAAGACGGTTTAAGAAAACCGCTTTCATCTTCTAAATCTAACTTGAAATATGATGGAAACATATTTTCAAAACACTTACTATTCAAATTATAATGTCTAAACCTAATAGTTCCCTTGAAAGAACCTGATTTAAATTGCATTTCGGAAAAATCAAAAACAAATCCTCTCCTCCATAGAGCTTGAGTATTACTAATTCCATCAGACTTGCATAATCCTCCTAAATTCATAAAATTATTAGTTGTAGCTACTATGGTATGACTATTAAAAAATTTAGTATCCTTCAATTTGGCCTCTGCACAATCCAAAGGCATTTTCACGCTAGAGACCATATTAATTATAGTTCTCCACTGACTAATACCTTTTTGTCCAATATCATCCATGTAAAAGACGTCTTCGTTGTTATAAGAATCGTAAAAATCTTTTCCTTCTGAAATATCAGGTATTAAATGAACATATTTAGAATAACCTAAAATTTCTACAACCTGATTTAGCAATACTGACTTGCCACAAGCTGGAGGACCTTCAAATACAAACAAATTTGGCTCCACTCTGGACACTTCTTCATTGGCTCTCACTATCTTCATATGTAACTCCCATTTCTTGCAAACATCTGAAACAAATCCGTTTTTCTTAATCCAGTCCTTTAACTCTGAACATTTTTTCAATTCTTCTTCAGTAATATAACACCTTTCTCTGTAACTACTATTATTAAAAATTCGCTTATTTACCTGCGCCTCTTCCATTATCTGCTGCATATTTTGCAATATACGATGTTTGGGCCCAAATCCTAAATAAGAAAACACTCTTGTAATATTAGCTATATAATTTTCTGGAATACTTAAAGATTTACACATAAACTTCAAGAAATTCTCCAACAACTCAAATAACTTATGAATTACTGTAAAATCATCTAAAATTTTCAAACTAGAAAGCAAAGATATCTGCTTTATTATGGCTGTAACTTGACTAGGCAAGAACGGTAAAGCACCAGCAATAAATATAGTCTCTAAACCTTGTGCTTCCAATATTCCATCAAAATGATCTACTAGAGAGTATACTGATAAACATATAGAAACGATGCTATCTAATCTCATGCCTTCTTTCTGTGTAATTAAAGAGACGCACTCTATAAATAATTTTGCTAACAAAAGAGCAAATTTTCTATCAAACTTACTTAAAATATTTTTCGAAGCCTCTACTCCTTTAGACGCAAAATCATGTAATTCAATCACTGAATGCATAGCTTCAATTAACTTATCTAAACCTAAAAAACTGCAAATACCTTGCGCTTTCAAAGCTTCTTTCACTCTCGCTCTTGTTATCTCTCCTATAACTCTAACTTTATAATCCTTAAACTCAACTACTTTTCCTTTCATTACGCTAAATCTCTCTCTAGAGACATCTTTCATTTCACCAGTTCTTACAAATAATAATTTAAAACTCTTTTTTGCGCTTTGTTCACTCATTTTGTATTTTCCAGCTAGATTGTCTGACAATTTATCCGAACCACTAACTCTCTCATTTAATATAATATTTACGTTGTGCCATAAATGCTGCCTTCATCGTAATTTCCGTTGATACAAGCTTGGAAATTACTTAACACATACAAATACAGGAAAACCATATTATAGTAAAATTTAGATACAAAGAAAACCTAAATTTTCTTTCGGTTGTTGGTCAGATCGTAGGGGTACTTGTGCGAATCGTTACTTCGGAGGTATGTTTCCTTCGGTATAGCCTTTTACAACTATACCTAGAGCGCAAAGGAAACTAGAAATAACTAAGACTTTAAAAAAGCCGTCCCTTTCTCTGGTTATATTATAAACACTACTCCAGGGACTAAAGAAATAAATTTTACAATATTTCTCTACAGATAAAACACTGCTTAATAATCAATAAAATAATTAAGTTATATAATATTCTATAAACATAAAAATTCCAGAAATATGGCCAATAAATCAAAATCCGAAAAGCATACTGAACTGTCACATTCAATACAAACAATACCAAGGTTGGAAAAACTCTTTCTAAAGCATAGCAAAAGATCGATATAGAAAAATCTATATCGAGCTAAACTACGCTTTT